GCCAATAACTAAGTCAATCTTTGGCAGATCACTTCCCTTTATTTTATTAACATCTCCTAACTGAATAGTGTCAGGGTAATTTTTGTTTGTGATAGAAATTGCATATTTATCGATTTCCCCACTAAAGTATTTGTCTATCTTAAACCCTGCTCTTTCTAAGGCTACTCTTGCCCCTGATATACCGTCAAACAAACTTAAAACATTCATATTTCCTCTCTTTCTAGCCATGTTTTAACATAAAATTTAAAGTTGTGTATTATTTTGTTTTGGTGTGTTGCCGCCTCTGTTTTGTCTATCATACCATTTCTCATAACAAAGTTGTTTGCAGTTTTGTCTATTGCAGTTAAAAACAACTGAAGTTGTATGTGTTCAGGGACATCATCTAAGTCTACATCTAATTTAATAATTGATTTTTTTCTTTTTTGAAATGTCACTTTCTTTTTCCTCCCTGTTTTTAACTTCCCAAAAATGTAATACCCATTTGTCAGTACAAATTTTCTTTTGTCCTTCTAGGTTGTGTCTGTACCCGTTGTAAAATTGTTTAGGATTTAGTTTCATTTTCTTCTCTTTCTTCTTTGAATTTGTCTAATTGGTTTTGAAATATGTTGTAATGATCTACAGGGGAGACAAATCCGTTTGAATGTTGTGTTCCTTTCTTGTAAAACACCGCCTTGTCCCAAAAATCTTTGTGACTTATGTACCCTGCTAGGTAAACATCCTGTATGTCTCTCAAATTGTTTTCGTTACAATGTACAGAAACAAAGAAATAATAATCGGGTTTTTGGTGTTTACTTGTTTTTGCAATAGACCATTCGTAATCGTCTCTTAATTCAAACTTGTGTAGTTTAGATTTGACTTCTACTTTGTATTTACCTATGGTCAGGTCATTGTTGTAAAAGTTTTCTGTGTCTTTTAATAAATTTTTAAAATGATTCTTGACTGCGTATTCTCCTAAAAGTCCTGCCCATTGTCTCTGTCCTTCTGTAAAAGAATCTTTTAGTGCTCCTATTTTTTCCGAATCAATAATTGCCTGCCTAAGCATACTGTCATCATGGTATAAAGTAATCATAATCCCCTCCAATGATTTATAGCCATAGTGACTATATATCCTACCCAAACTAAAAGTCCAATCCACAATGTAATCCTTGGATAGAAAGAATTAAATTTTTTTCTTTTTTTTCTTTTTTTCATCTGTTGCCCTTTTTGTCGGGACTACCAAGATTTGACCCTTAGTAGCCCCTGAATAGTTAATCAGCGGTAAGTATCGCCTGCCTCATACTTTCTACCTGAGTGTTAGAAACTAACACTAGTACCATAGACTTGTTAGACAAAGCTTACTTAAGCGTGTTAAGCTAGGAAAAGGCTAATTAACTAAATTAATATTTTTGCTATAAGCCCCCCTACCCCCCGCAGGAGATAAAAAGTTTTTGCTATTGAGTATGCCCGTTCTCTGCTGACTCTTCTAAGACAGAGATTAATAATTATTTTGTAAGTTTGGGCTATTACTTTACAGATACTCTACCGTCCCTGCCCGTTTTTTCTAAGACTTACCGCAAAATAGTTCTACGACATAATCGCTATTGGTCAAGGTGTTAGGTCTTGTAAAAAGAAGCTTAACACACTATGATAAGTATCGTACATTATTTAAAAACCTTTGTCAAACATGGTTCAAAAAAAGACAACAATAGAAAGGCAAAAAGAATTTTTACAGGCTTACGCTGAGATAGGAACTATTATGGGAGCATGTAATTCTATAGGACTTGCAAGAAGTACTTTACAAGGGTGGAGAGACAATAATATTTCATTTAAAGAACAATTTGAAACTGCAAGAAGTCAGTTTGTAGAATTACTTGAAGGGTACGCACACACTTTGGTTTCAGAAATGGCAAAAAACAAAGATTACAAGGCAAATCCCACTTTGTTGTTGGCACTTCTTAACGCAAACAACCCAAGTAAATACAGAAGATTTGACTCAGGAGGAGGAGACCCCGCAAAAGAATTAATGCAGGAGTTCAGACAACAAGTCAGAGACGCAGCTAAAGAAAAACAAAAACCAAAAAAAACTCAATCTTTTGAAAACGAAGTAGAAAATTTATTGAAGGATAAAGGAATTGTTAGAGACTCAGAATAAACAAAGACTAACTAAGATTAAAGAATTTATTTGGAACAAAGTAGATTTTAAACCTACTGAATTACAGAAACCTATTTTATATTCTGACAAACGATATATCCTTGTAGCAGGAGGAGAACAGGCAGGTAAAAGTATGATTGCAAGTAAGTATTTACTTTCAAGAGTGTTTGATACTGAAGGAGCAGGGTTATATTGGTTGGTAGCTGCTGATTACAATAGAACAAGAGCAGAATACGAATATTTAGTACAGGACTTTGCGACTCTTGGAGTTTTGAAAAAAGCTTCAAAAAGAGTAGACCCTGCAAGAATAGAGCTTGCAGACGGTACTGTTATAGAAACCAAATCTGCAAAAGACCCCCGTACACTTGCTATGAAAGCCCCTGACGGTATTATTGGGTGTGAGGCAAGTCAGTTAGACTTAGATACTTTTTTCAGACTAAGAGGTAGAACGGCCCCTAAAAAAGGGTGGTTATTTTTATCAGGAACTTTTGAAGGGTCACTAGGTTGGTATCCACAGACTTATCTTGCATGGCAACACGGGTCTAGTGATGAACAATCTTATTCTCTCCCTTCTTATTCTAACACTCACTTATATAAAGGTGGTAAAGACGACCCTGAAATTATAAAACTTAAAAACGCTTCTTCAGATGATTTCTTTATGGAAAGAATAGAAGGTATACCCTCTCCTCCTATTGGACAGGTATTCCCTGAATTTAGAGCAGATATTCATGTTAGAGAATTAGAATATGTAGAAGGACACCCTGTTCATATATGGATAGATCATGGTTATGCTTCAGCTTATGCCTGCATGATAGTACAAATATTTGACGATCATGTTTTGGTAATTGACGAAATATACGAACAACAACTTATCACAGAAGAGATAATAGAGATAGCAAAACACAGACCTTGGTGGAAAGATGTACAATACGGAGTAACAGACATAGCAGGGTATCAACATCAGGCAATGCCTGCGGTTGCAGAACTGTGGTTAGATCAGGCGGGGTTGTATATGACAGGAGAAAAGATTAAAATAAATGACGGTACTGAACGATTGAAGTCGGCATTAAAAATCGACCCTGTTACAAAAGAACCAAGATTGGTAGTAGACCCTAGATGTAAAGGATTACTTTCAGAGTTCGGAGCAGGGCCAAATCCGTTTGACGGACAGACCAAAGTTTACAAATGGAAAACGGACAGAGACGGTAACATAGTTGGAAGTCAACCTGAAGATAAATACAATCACGGTGTAAAAGCTTTAATTTATGGGTTGATTAATCAATTCGGTTATGGTCATATTGAAAATAGAAATACTATCAGAGTTAAAAGGTGGTAAATAAATGGCTCGTAAAAAAAGACTTACAGCTAACAGTATTATAGACAAAGTAGAAGCTCATCATGAATCAACAGAGCCTTTAAGAAGGCGAATGGAAGAAGACTTTCAACTTTACACTCTTGAGCCTTATGACGCAGGAGACGGATTTCAGTCTTACACATCCAACGAACCAAGCACATTTGCTGACAAAGTTATAGATTATTTGGTGGGAAGTGAAATGGTAATTAGAGTACCTAACACATCTGCTGACCAAGAACAAAGAGAAGCTAATAACATGAAAGAAAAATTCATGTTAGGAGTTTTAAAGTCTGCAAACGAAAGACAAAAAATGTCGTTAAAACCCTCTATCAAAGATGTTCTTTCTTGGCAAATTGCAATAAGAGGTTGGTTCGCAGGAAGAAGTCTGTTGACAAAAGACCCTAATGGAAAAACTGTTGTAGACATTACACCTTGGGACGCACTTCATACTTATTGGGGCACTTCAGACAACGGACTTGAATGGGCGTGTTACAGAATTAGAAAATCAAAAACTGACATTGAACAATCTTATAATGTCAGACTAGACGGAAGTATGCACCCAAACGAAGATTATATTAATATTTACGACTATTACGACAGAGAAGTAAACATGGTTGTTCTTGAAAACGGAAGAGTAGTTAAGAAGGCCACACCTCACGGGTCTCCAAGAGTTCCCGTATTTATAGCCCCTGTAGGGTCAACACCTTTGGTTCAGGCATTAAACGAACAAGGTGTTACTATTACTGACACCATTGCAGACATGGGCGAAAGCGTGTTTAAACACAATCGCGAAGGTTACGAAAAACATAACTTTATGATGAGTGTTATGTTAGAACTTACAGCTCGTGCTAGAAAACAAGGAATGAAAATTATATCAAGAGACGGTAGCAAGACACTAGACGAAGACCCTTACAAAGAAGGTACTGAAATATCTCTTGCACAGGGAGAAGATGTACAACCACTAGGCATGTTAGAAGCGGCTAGGGAAACAGGTGCGTATATGTCAATGATTTCGGGAGAAATGCAAAGAGGAGGGTTTCCTCATAGTATTTACGGAGATTTACCGTTTCAGTTATCAGGGTTTGCAATCAACACATTAAGACAGGGAATAACAGGAGTTATACAACCTAGGCTTAGTTCGTTGGAAGAAGCATTTAAACAAGCCCTTATGTTAATATGCGATCAATATGTCACAGGAGCTTTTGCTTCTATGGAGTTGTCAGGACAAGATATGAACAGACAATACTTTAAAGAAGAAATAACTCCCGAAACTGTAGAAATGGCAGGGGACATGGATTTAAGTTTGGTAGGACAACTACCACAAGACGATATGTCAAAGATGAGCATGGCTCAAATAGCAAGAGACGGACAGACTCCGTTGTTGCCTGACATATATATTAGAGACAGAATCCTCGGACTACAAGATACTGATGAAATTGACGCCGCTATTAAAGAACAACAAGGAGAAAGAGTTTTACCTGAAGCAACCCTACTTGGAATGGTACAGGCTGCTGAAAGAAGAGGTAGAGACGACTTGGCTCAAATTTATTTAGGAGAATTGATGTTTGTGTTGCAATCAAAATTAATGCAAAGACAACAGGCAATGCAGCAAATGCAACCACAACCTCCGCAACCAAACGGAACTAGAGGAATAGACCCAAGAGCTATGCCTAACGCTATGACGGGAGCTCCACCACCAACACCTACACCACCACAAGGAATGGTAGCCCCAAACACGCCTAGACCAAACGCTAGAAATAACAGATAAGGAGATTTATTATGGCACTTATAACATACACAGTAACCAATGCTGACGGGACAAAGGAACAAAAATCTTTTGAGTACACCCCAAAAACTTTGGAACAAATATTTGCAGAAGCTGCAAAGCTTGCAGACGGAGAAACTTCAGGCAGAAAATTTGAAGACCGACTGTACACAGTTGCCAGCAATGAAGGTAAAGAAAAAGCAAAGTTTGATCGAATAAAAGCAGAGCTGTCGGGACAAGACGCAAATGTAACAACCACAGATGTAAGTAATTTGTTAAAAGAAGCAGAACAAAGTAACGCTTCAGGTATTAACAGAGATAAAATTATGATTAGTGTAGACGAAAAAGTTGCTAATGATAACTTTATGAGGGACATGCCTACTTTGGGTTACCCTGCGTCAGCTTGGGAAGCAAAAAATCTAGCGTCTCAAAACAAGCAAGCTGAGCTCGCAAACTTAAACGCCGCTGAAAGCAACTTGATGTCGACAGGTAATTTATTTAACACAGGCGGAGCTGCGAACATGGACATGGCTAATCTTGCAATGACTACGAATACAGGGGGTACGAATATAGGGGGCACTAATATAGGAGAGCTAGCAATGACCACAGGTGGTGGTAATGTTGAACCTTCCGCAAACCCAACAGGGCCACTTGGATTAGGCGATATGACAGGTGGAGGGTTGGCTTTTGACCCTACAAGTATAGCGTTACGAGACATAGGCCCTTATGATGTGTTTCAGCAATATTTAGCAACTTCTCCGTATTCTGTAGGGGCGTTGAGAAGAGCAGCGGGTTCTCAATTTGACCCGTTATATACTCAGTATGTGTTACAAGGAGCAATGCCTCAACAACCTAATGTAGGCGAAAATCCGTTTTTAACTTTCTTGGGAGAAAGCAGACAAGTAAATCCTTACGCATACGCACAATCAATAAGAAGAGCAGGAGACATAGCAGGAATGACAGACGACCAATTTTATGACGCAGGGTTAGATCAAGATTTGAGGGCTATGGCATTAAGAAATTTCTTTACGGGAGAAAACCAAAGGGCTTACGAATTGGCGGCAGCTAATTTACCATTCCAACAAATGGTTGGTTCTCCGTTGGCAAGAGGAGCAATAAGTAATGTTATTCAAAATATGTACGACAGATTTAGAGCTAACTATCCATTAACAACTGACGCAGGACAACCTGCAAGTTTCTTAAACTATATTAGGTCTAGGAATTTGGGAGGACTTTTTGGAACAACAGCAGACCAAGCGCTAAACCCACAATTTTCAGGTGCAGGTGGAGGAGCCCCTGCTTTGAACTTGAGTGGAATCGCAAGTGGAAATGTTTAAGGAGTAATTATGGCAACACCGTTTATGTCTACTAACACATTTGATATAACAAATCCATTTTCAAATATATTGGAAGAACTTCCACAGGCGGCTTATTACTCAAGCCCTGCAGGACAATCTTTTGCAAGACAATCTCCGAAGCAAAGAAGTTTTTTTGAAAATCAATTTCAAAATATATACAACTCATACTTAGGGGCACTAGGAGCTCAGATAAGAGAAGGTGGTTTACCAACTTTAAGATTACAAGATTACTTGGAAACTACGAATCCTTATACGGGAACAGACTTGTTTAGTTCTAGGTATCAAGCACAAACCCCTGCACAAAGGGGAGATTACACTTCATATATCGCACCTAGAACAAGGTTTATGTATTACTGATGACTCAACCTAATTACATACAGGATTTTTTAAGAAGAGCAAGACAACAAATTGACAGAGAAAACCCTGTCTTTCCTTCTACAAATGTGCCTATGGCTTTCCCTGTACCTCAAGTAATTAAAGACAGAAATATACAATACCCAAGGCAATATCCAACAACTCCAAAAGACCCTACTATGTATCAACAGCCTCCGACACAAGCTGTAACAAGACAAGTTCCCTTACCTCCTTTTTCTGAGATAATAGGAAACATTCAAGCGCAAGACCCTAGCACGGGACTTATGAAATTCGGGTCGGGAGTAACTGAAGACAGTGCTGAAACAAAACGATTAAAAGCTCAGGCACAATCATTTGTGGGAGGAAATTTAGATGATTTAAAAGTTCAGTTAAACCTTCCTGTAAACTATGACAAATATAAATTAGATTTTGATTATGACCCTAATAAGTTTACTCCTGATAGTGTGACTACTGCGGAAGTAAATGAAGTTACACAAAAAGCTTATGATGTAATTATGACTACAAACGAAAGAGTACAAGACTTGGTTGGTAAAGTAAATAACGCAAAAAAATTACCTATGGCTCAATTATCTAAAGGAGGATTTGTAGTTGCAGGACAAAACGATTTGTATAATTTACAAACTACTTCTGAAAAAGATTTGGAATTATATGCAAACTCTATATTTTACGAAGAAAACGAAAAAGCAGGAAGACCTATAGACAGATTAACTATGTTAGGTAAAGCATTGTACGATCAGGAAAACATAAGCGACAAAGAAGATGTAGGAAGAATTGCAGAAAACATAAAGTATAATCAAAGTACGATAAACGCAGTATTAAACCCCGCTATATCTCCCGTTGATTGGTTTGATGTAAATTATTGGGACATGGCTTTATGGCCTGTTACAGAGTTTGCTGCGGCTAAAGTAATTGCAAAAACATATGGGTCAGCAGTTAAACCCGCAATGGGGGCTGTTGCCAAAACAAATGCTTATCAGGCGTTAGCTACTCAAACAAGTAAAGTAATAGATGACATAATACCTTCTGCAGTAAAATCTTCTGTGGCCGCGGTAATTAACAAAGCAAAAGGTTCAACACCACAAGAATTAAAGTTTGGAGGTAATCAGTTTAAATATTGGGCAGGAGGGCCACCCGCTTTTCTTGCAACAGAAGGAGCTGTAAAAACACAAACAGACAATCCTTGGTTAATTTATCCTGCCGCAGTAGCAGCGGGTATAGCAGCCCCTGCAGCAGCAACCCCTGCTATTGGTAAAGCAATAACCGCAGGCGGAAAAAAAGTTTATAAAACCGCGGGAGAAAAAGCATTTGACCAAATTTTTAAAACTAAAAAAATAGATGTAGATGTAGGGATAACTTCCTCGGTAACTGAAAAACAAGGATATACTCCGTTTTTTGACAAGAATAAAGAAATAACTTTAAAACAAATAAACAACGAACTTTTAAATGGTACTATAACAGAACAAAGAAATGCTCAGAAAAAAGCAGGAGAAATTTTAAAACCAACTGTTACAGACTTACAAGAAAAAGTAACAGAGTTGGGATTAGATACTATAACCAAAGCACAAGCCAATATAGGAATGTATGGAAATTATGTAGAGCATTCAGTAGAACTAACTATTCCAACAACTTTAAACAGATTAGATGAAGTGTTGTTTCTTGCTGCAGACAGAGGTAAGGCATATAACCAAGACTCTACATTGTTAATACTAGAAGGAATAGACGCAGATTCTAATTTAATTAAAACCGCACAAAAATTATTTCCTAATGTGTTAGGAGAAACACCTTTTGTAAATTCTCCAATATTGAAATTAGAATTTCCTAAACCTCTTACAGGGCAAGAGTTTCAAGAAGTACAACAAGCACTTATAAACAACTCTCCCGTAACTTTAAATAAAATAACAGGAGAAGCGGGAGAAGCTATTATTAGTGGACTAAAGTTGTCTGCTGATAAGAAAGGTGTTACAATAGCTTTTGTAGATGAATTTCTACCTGAAGGAGTATTAGTAAATAAGGCTAAAGATGACTTTAAACAATTCGGAAGACAACTCATTGATGACCCCGCAACAGCAGGACTCTCAATCCTTGGAAGATTGGGTGCAAGAATTACGCCAACTAGCGGCGTTACGAGGGGTATTGGGCGAAGGGAATACGACAGCGTCAGCAATCGTTTTCTCAACACCTCGAGCGGTAAACGCTTCGTTGACTCGCTCCCTGCAAAAAGACAAAAACAACTCTTAGACGAATACGACATAGATTACAGTTGGTATGAAGCAAGACCTGTTTTTGCTGCTACGGGAGACGAACTTGAAAACGACCCTTTTGTAAAATTTGCTACAGCTTATGCTAAGGCGGCGTCAGACACTCCTTTACCTAAAGATACAAACACCATACCTTCTGATAATAATCCAAGTATACAATGGATTAAAAACGCGTCTATAACAACTCCTCCTATAAAAGCAGGAGAACCTAGAGGAAACACATTTAGTAGAAATTATACACATCTCATGCAACAATTATGGGACAACACTTTTCTTTTGAGAAGAATAGCGGGTAAATACGGAGATAAACAATACGGAGAACTTGAAGATATGTTAAGTTCTAACAACGGTGTTTCTGCTGCTGTACAACAACGATTTGACAATATATATAAAGAACTAAATGAAGTGTTACCTGATGTTGATGTAAGTGATTTAGACTTACTAACAAGAATGGAACTAACATTAAACTTGGCTTTTCAATGGACTAGAATAAATCCAAAAACAATGAAACCTCAAGGTAACATGAAAAAATTACCTATTCCAATAGATGAGATCTTAGGAATAGAACCACAAGCTGTAACTATGGCAAATGTAAATTCGGTTATAGAAGAAGTTAGAAACGAACTTCAAAAAAAATACGGGCCTACTGCTTACAAAAAATTAAAACAACAAGTAAAAATTATCAACAATGTTTACAGAGAAGAAAGACGAAGACTGTATAACGAAGGGTTTTTAACTAAAGAACAATTTGAAGGACTACAAAGAAACTACCCTGACTATGTTCCAACTAAATTTGTTAATCAAATGGCAGGAGAAGGGAATGTAAGTGGAGATTGGGGAGACATGGGAGCTTACAATATCGTAAGACAATTTAGTGAATTTGGAGACAAAAACAACACTCTTCCATTATTAGAAACATTGTTAGTTCAACTTAAAACAAACGAACACAGAATGAGACAAAACAAACTTGTTAAATTTACAATGACTTTGTTAAGCAGTAATGAATACAAAGAATTGTTTAAAAGAACAAGAGCATTTCAAATAGGTAAACTAGGAATAGGTCGGGGAAGAGCAGGTCTTGACGAAGATATTATTACTGTAGAAAAAATAAACAGAAGCACTTATAACAGACTAGTAAAAAACAAAGAAGCTGTTGCTTTTTATGACAAAGGTAAACCACAATATTATAGAGTATCAAAAGAACTTTATAACGAGTTGGTAGGATTCAGAGAAGAATTAGCACAAGTTAGGGAAAGATTACCTGCGTGGGTAAACGGGCCTAACACCATGTTTAAACTTGCTCATACAAGTTCTTTAGAATTTGCTGTAAAAAACTTATTTCTTGACCAAACCACGGCAACAATGATGGCGTCTAAAGGAACTATTCCTAACTCAGCTAAGATAGCATTTAGAGACGCGGCTGCAAAGTTAGGAAAAAAAGATTTAATGAACGACTCTTTAGAACAAATATATTTGGCTAGTGGTGCTAGTCAAAAAAGATACAGCGGAGACTTTGGAGATCAGGCGTTTTTAAACACGGCTACAGAAAACGGATATCTAAAAGAAGTAGGCGGTGGGGCGTTTGGAGATTTTAAGTTGTCAAAAAAACACATGGAAAAATCTAAAAAAGCAGGAGCCACTTTTATAGACTTTGATAAAAATGGAAATATGATTAGTGTAGACAGTCCTACTATGGATAATGTAAAAGAAAGATTGTTTTCTGATTTATATGACAAATACGGAATAGACAAAACTACAAAAAAAGAATTACTTAAAACTCTTTCAGGAGCCAAGTTGTTTTCTAAAGCGTTGAGTAAATATATGTCTGTTTCAGAATACACAGAACAACTTACTAGAAGAGCTGTATTTGTAGCAGAGTTAAAAAAACAAAACCCGTATACATACAAAAGATTAGAAAAAGCAATTAAGGCAGTTAAATTACACTTGCCTGACGGAGACCCTGCTAAAATGACTGTTGACCACAAAAAGAAATTAGCGGCAGCAAGAAAAGGATTGGCAAATGTTATCCATGAATTTTCACAAAGTGCAGCAGCAGCAAAAGCTGCTACTAGGTCTGTTCAGGCAACCATTGACTTTGCTCGCGGAGGACAAGCTATTAAAAAATTAAATTATTGGATTCCATTTCTTAATGCAGCGGCAGAAGGTACTAAGATACCTGTAAGAGCTATGTTTACACAAAGATCGGGTAAAACTGCAGCTGCAGCTAAAGCGGCCATACTAGCAGGAGGAGTTAGTGGTTTAACATGGTACAACTCTACATTTAAAGAATATTGGGATGTTGACCCTGTAGACAGACATACATCTTTAATACTTATGTTACCCTCAACAGAAAAGAAACAACCTTTGGAAAAAGACGAGAATGGCGATTTTAGAATGAAACCTAGATATCTTAAGTTACTTCCAAGGTTAAGAGAGTGGGCTATAATTCATGGAAGTATGATTAAATTAACAGAAGAATTAGTACGAAGTGACGAAGTTACAGAAGGACAACCTTGGTCAGACTTTTTCTTCAATGATGTTATTCCTGAAACAAGTCCTATTGCAATAACAGGAAGGAATTTTTCAGCACTTGGAGCAATAAGTGGTGTAATTCCACCAATATTTCAAACTGCTACAGAACTTATGATGAATAAAAGTTTTTATTTTAATAAACAAATATATGATACTACTTTACCAAAAGATGACAGGTTCGGGTACAGTACAGGAACAAACCCCACATACAGATTGCTTGCAGAAAAACTTAACATTCCTGATATTGGGGGAAGAGAAATAGGGTCTGCTGATGTACTTAGACACGGGATTAGAACATTCACAGGAAACTTGGGAGAAGAAATCGTATTAAGTACAAGTGATTGGATTATTGAAAATTACTTTTTAGAATATCTTTTAGACCCTGAAGTAATTGAACCTTACAAAATGATTATTGGAATGTCAGACGAAGTAGCTCAACAGAAAGCATTGTCAGAACTTGACCCTATTATTAGACAAAAAGTTTTAATAGAATTAAAAAGAAGAAAAACTAAAGTTCCTGTGTTTAATAAATTAACTCAAACTTTTTACGGAGAAGACAACGCGTACGGAGCTGAACGAGAAATATTCCCTTCAGTACAAAGAGACCTTGGAATTAACATAGGTAAAGCAGACGAACTTGACGAGAAAATGCAAATCCATGTAAACAAAGTACAAATAGATCTTTATGAAATTTCAGAACAATATGAAAAAAATCAAATAACCCCTGTTCAATGGAGAGAAGAAAGGTCTAAATTGTTTGCAGACTTTCAAACAATACAAGAAGGCGAATTGTTAAAACTTGAAGGGGCAGTAGTATTTCAAACTTTAACAGACGAACAACAAAAAGAATATTGGCAAAGAGTTAATGACGCTATGGCTTCAAGAGGTTATACAAATAAAAAAGAATATATTTACCAACAATATCAATCAATAAAAATAAACTCAGAGCTGCAGGAAATAAATGAAGATTTAGCTTTTGAAGAATTTTTTGCAAAAAGAAAATCTTATTTGGATTCATTAACAGAATCAGAATTAAAAGATTTTAAAGAAATGAGAGACGCTAGGTTAAATAAAGTAGAAAGAGAATGGATAAAAGAAAGTGAAGAAATACAAGTACTGTGGGATTGGACTTCAAGAAGTACTATTGAAAAAGCATTGGAAACAGGAAAGGAACTAGAATTTTCAACCAAAACATTAAAGTCAGAAAAAGATTTAAAAGAAATAAAACTATCTGATGTTAAAAAACAATTAGCAATAAACCCTAAAATTAGAAAATCAAGAAGAGAAATATTTCAAGACTACTTACTTTATTTAAACCTTGAATCTAAATGGCAACAAGACTATCGAAACCCATTAGTAGAACAAGCAATAAAAGAGCAATACGAAAAACTAGGGTATGATTATGACGACAGACAAGAAACAGACGACCTTGGCAGAACTGTATCTGTGTCACATAATGCTTGGATAGCAAGTATAAGGACTATGATTAATGAACGAAATGTGTACAAAACAGCTTTGAAATACAACAATCCTAATATAGACAAGTATTACTCTAAGTGGTTTGGGTATTCCCCTTTGTCTTGGTCTACTGCGGTTAGAAACTTAAAAAATACTTCTTCAGGAAAGGATGTAGAAAGAGCTGCTCCAAGCAGGGACAGAGAAATGCCTGTACACGATACAACACAAGAAATGTTAGAACAATATTATCCTAATGTTATACAACAAGGATTAGAATTAGGTTTTAAGTAATTGACATATAAGGGAAATAAATGTATTTTAATATAAATAAAGCGAGTTTAAACACACTAAAGGAGTGTAAAGAATGGTAAATGAAAATGCTGAATCACAGGCAGAACAACCTCAGTCTCAACCACAACCACAACCTGAGATAACTGATACTACCCCTGAAGGACAAGATTTATTTAATCCTGCCTTAAATTTTGTATCTCCTACAGAGGAGACTCAAAGTGAAAGTACTTCTGAACAAGGAGCGGAAAATGTGCAAGCCCCGCCTGCAGTACCGCAACAAGAAACAGAAGAAACAGGTACACAATCTGTGCCAGCTACTGAAGGAGATCAACCTGCAGAACAGGTTGCTCCAACTGAAGAGACTGTAGTTCCACCACAAACAACATTAAAGACTCCACCTGAACAAGGAGGACTTGATAATAAAGTAAAGGAAATGGAACAACAACTCAGAGGGTTTGAAGCTGAAAAAGCTCAACAACAATTTGTTCAGCAAAAACAACAAGTACAGGCACAGTACGAGCAACAGGGTTATGAGCCCGAAGTAGCTACATTATTAACTCAACAATGGGAAGCCAATGCTATTCAAATGCAACAAATGCAGCAAGCAGCACTTCGCAGAGAAAATCTTATGGCAGGAATGATGACAGAAGCGTTGTCTTTGTCTAAAGAATATAATGTAGACCCACAAGAGTTGCTGAAGTATACCGACCCTGCACAAATGCGAGAAGCTGCTGTTACTCAATCAAAGTTCAGTAAATTAGAAGAGGAGAACAAAAGGCTCAAAGAGCAATTAGCTCCTGCTCAGAAGTTTGATAACAATACAGCAAGCCCTACATCAGAAGATTCTGATGAGTATTGGCAGGAAAGATATATACAAGGAGATAATTCTCCAAAGGCACTAGCTGCAGGTCGAAGAGCTGCAGGTTTACAATAATCAGGTGGAAACACCTATTCAACGGTGGAGGAAATAAATGGCTCAAACCGCTACAACAGGTAGTTTAGAGAACGCGAGCAGAACTATAATCGCGGCTGCTAGATATACCGAGGAGCATAATGCTCCCGCTATGGCTTTAATAGAGAAGTTCACACTTCCTAGAGGTTCAAAGCAAGTAACTGTGCCAAAAGTCTCACAAATGACCGTGTCTGACTTAACAGACGGACAGGACATTGTTGACGAAGAAGAGATAGGAATGACAACAGTCAGCCTTACTGCAAGTGAGGTAGGAGCTAAAGTTATTCTTACCGATAAACTTGTTCGTGAACAACAAAACAATGTGTTTACTATTATTGGTAAACAACTTGGAGACGCAATGGCAAGAAAAAAAGATACTGATGTTCACTCATTATATAGTTCATTAAATGGTGGCACTACACTTGGTGCAGCAGCAGCTACAGCAAGTCTAGCTAACATTGCAGGTGCAATAGCATACGCAAAAGCCAACAAGTTTGGAACAGAAATATATATTCTGCAACACCCAAATACTGTTTTTGATATTGCTAACACAGCAGTAACAGCTTCTTCAACTTACCCTGTACCGCATGGTTGGTCTGAAGATTTACTAGGGAATTTCTTTAGCGGTCTAAGACCTCTTAATGGAGTTCCAATTTTTGAAGACGGAAACTTATCAGTTGACTCAAATGATGACGCTGTTGGCGTTATTGCTGACAAATCAGCTTTAGCTGTACTACAGTCTGTTGACAGTAGAACAGAGAGGCAGCGGGATGCTTCAATGCGTGCGACTGAGGTGGTTATTACTGCGGATTACGGAGTTGCAGAGCTTGATGATTCAAGAGGTGCTCCTTTGACTTTTGACGCTTCCGCTCCTTCAACTAGTGCGTAATTAAAAATTAAATAATAAATGGAGGCTTTATGGGTACAGGCATGCCGTCTGCACAGCGTAGAGAGTTGTTAGAAAGTTTAAATCAGTCTAACAGGGAGTTAGGTATGAACAAAGATTATGATTGGCAATTATTAGAAAGTTGGCAAGACAAAGTTACTTTATATCAACACCTCCCTTCTTATACGGTAGAAGGAAAGGTTTGGAAACCCTGCGGGACAAAACACCTTAATCAGGTAGGAGACCCGCAAAACCTAGCAAGGAAAGCTAAAGCTCCGTTAGCGTGGTTAATAACGCCATGGGACGGAGTTTGCAAAATGGAATTGCAAGGGAATGAGTGTGCTTGTAAAAAAGCAGGCTTTAATGAAGATAAAGACAAAGTTACTCAGGAGAAAACTGAAGTTAAGGTGGAAACATCTAAACAAAAAGTTACTCCTGAATAACTTGTTTTAGTATAAGTGTAATCTTTGACCGAGCTTATACGACTTTTTAATAATCGGTTAAAGGCGGGGTATATAGAAACCCGTAAATAAATAAGGAGGAAAGCTATGGCTTTTCCAAATACAATCGTAGGAAAATACGGGTGGGAGAAAAAAGAAACTTCTGCTCAGAAACTTCCTTTAGGTACTGAGATGATTCTTCGAGACGGAAGAAGATATCGGTACACACACAACGGTGGTACTGCAATAGGAGAGGGACTATTAGTAGCCTCAGAAGCTCCTGCAGGAAACCATGATGAAGACTTGGTTATCGCAACAGGTGCTTCAGCAGGAGGTACAACTCTTGGTGTAACTCTTGGAGGAACTGCGGCGGCTAAAGATTTATATGCAGAAGGATATATATTCTTTAATTTACCGACTACAGACCCACATGAAATGTACAAAATTAAATCACACCCTGCTATTGATTCTTCAGGAACAGGTACTTTTACCATTGATGAAGAAGACGGTTTTATTACTGCAATAGTTGCAGGAACAGACACAGCAGGTTTAATTAAGAATCCTTACAAAGACATTGTAGTTGCCCCTGCGGCAGTTGCAGGTAGATTTGTTGGAGTTACTACAAGAAACTTCACAGCAGACTACTATGGTTGGGTTCAGGTTAGTGGTCTTGCTACAGCAAAGATTGACGGCACTCCTGCTGTTGGTACTTTGGTTGGTGCAAGCTCAAACCACGCAGGTCAATTATTAGCTATCGGTGCGGACACTACTCCTGCTATTGCAAGATTGCATGGTAAAGCAGGCGTGGACAACGAGTTCCATACTGTAATGTTAATGAACCTACAGTAAGTTGAATGTTTCAGCATACTGAGACATACGATAGACGGTTAGTGTTACCTGCAGGCGTTCTTCTTTTAGGAGAGTTACCTGCAGGTAATACCTTAAGCTCGCTTTCTTTTAGTTTTTACGATTCGGTTACAGAACGAAGGTCGGTTATTCACAACATTCCTTATAACCCTAATGACCCTTATTCCCGTAATGGTATTGAAACCATGATAGGAGAAGCACACGAAACATGGCTTAAAAATGTAAGAGAACAAGGTAAAAAGAAACCAAAGATGACTGTAAAACAAAGAAAAGAATTTGGTAAAATACTAGAAGAAATAAGAGTAAATAAAAACAAACGAAAAGAAAGTACAAACAATAAAATTTATTACGAGGGAACAAATAATGGAAGACAACAAAATCGTAGACAGTTTAGACGCAGTACTAGACTCTCCTGAAAACACTCAGGAAGTAATAGACGATAGAGTATTAATAAAGCAGGAAGATATAACTGCAGTATTAAACGAAAATGAATTAATGAGAATAAAAGTAACCAATCAAGCTTTACAAAGAACAGTAAAAGAATTAGCTGTTGAAGTTTCAAGACTTAAAGGTATACTTAAAATGCAAGGCGAAAATATTAACAAACCTAAAGCGAAGGAGAAAGCAAATGCCACCAATGGGTAAAGGAACATACGGAAGTAAAAGAGGAAGACCACCTAAAAAAGGTAAAAAGATGATGAAGAAAACCATGAGAAGAAAAAAGAAATAATCATGGCGAGAGACCCTAGATTAAAAAGAGCAGGGGTTTCAGGGTTTAATAAACCTAAACGAACTCCTAGTCATAAAACTAAATCTCATGTAGTAGTTGCTAAGTCAGGAGACCAAGTAAAGACTATTAGATTTGGGCAACAAGGAGTTAGCGGTGCAGGAAAAAGTCCTAAAACTGCTAAAGGAAAAGCTAGAAGAAAGTCATTTAAGGCTCGACACGCAAAAAATATAGCTCGTGGAAAAATGAGTGCTGCGTATTGGGCTAATAAAGTGAAGTGGTAATATGCCTAAAAAGAAAGGACTGTATGCTAATATTCATGCTAAAAGAAAAAGAATAAAAGCAGGGTCTAAAGAAACTATGAGAAAAAAAGGACAGAAAGGTAGACCTACTGCCAAGGCGTTTAAACAGGCTAAACGAACAGCTAAGAAGAGGTAACACATGGCAATAACACAAAGTAAAACTAGAGAAGATATAAGAAAAGCAATAGGTAGAAACCTAGGCAAAATGGTAACAGGTACTACTTCAGGTAGTGGTTCTACTACTACCGCTGTAGACACTACATTGTTTGGAGGAGATGACGAATACAATGGAAGTTACATTCGTTTTACTTCGGGAACTTATGACGGAACTACTAGAAGAATAACAGATTACGCGTCTTCTACAGGGACAATGACATTTGCAGCAGTAGCAGGTACTATTGCAGGTAGTGTGACTTATGAGTTATGGGATGACGGATTTGACCCACAAGTAGTAGATGAGTTTATCAATCAGTCTATCTTAGAAGTAACGGGAAATATATATGACCCTGAAGAAAGTTTAGAAGTTCATACAGATAAAATTAATGCACGGTGGGAAATCCCTTCACAGTTTGCTGTAATTCAAGATATTTATTACAGGAATAAATACACATCAAAAACACTTCATGCTTGCGGTACTACCTTTGACGAAACAACAGACAGCGATATAACACAAGCTGTAAGCACAGAAGATTACAAAAGAGACGGAAGTAGTTTAAAGCTTACTATAGCCTCAGGAGCTTCTGCGGGAGACAAAATAACAGACTCAATAACTTCCGTTGATTTAAGTAAATATGACTTTATAGAATTTTGGATTAAATCTACAGTAGCAACAAGTGCAGGTAATTTAAAAATACATTTAGATAACGGAACAGTAACGGCTGACGGCAATGATTTAGAATCTTTAAATGTGCCCGCTTTAACTGCAGACACTTGGAAGTATTGTAGAGTAGCACTAAGTAACCCTGAGTCAGACACAGCTATAGTGTCAATAGGATTAGAATATGATAGTGATTTAGGAGCTTGTACTGTTTTCCTAGATGATATTAAAGCAGTTAAGAACGATACTGCGGTATGGGAAAAACTAGATAGGAACACATGGAGAATAGACAAACAAGGAAGTCAAGGAGCAAGTACTCAAGATTTAATATTAAATGACAGAGGTAGAACCTTAGCAGGAAACAATTTATTAAAAATAGTAGGCGGAGACGAGCCTGCTGAATTGTCTTCTGACTCTGACACAACAGAAGTCCCTGAAAGATTTGTAATAGCTTATGCTACTGCGTTGTCAGCACAAGCAGGGTCTGCCCGAACTGATATAGACATGGACGCCATGCGAAATTTGTCTGCGTTTTGGTTTGCTAAATCTGAACAAGCTAGACATAGTTTCCCGCTTTTAACTAATGTAAGAACAGTAAGGTAATGGCTAACAAGGTTGTAAAAAAAAATGAAGTTTATCTTAATGGAGTTTATTACCCAATAAGTAGACCTGTGCAGAAAGTTTTAGCTTCCATATTTCCTGCAAAAGTTACTATTGGAGATACCACTCGTGACTCACAAACTAGGGCAAGTGTAATATCTTGGTCTGATTTCAGGGGTGGTATAGGTGTAGAGAGAATGGAATCATCAGTAGATGTGAATAGGGCGTGGTGGAGTACCTGTAGCCTTCGCTACAAAAGACACCTAGTATTACCTCCTCTAACAACTCAAGTTACTAATGACGACTCAACTGCTGCAGGGTCGTTAGATATTATTACTCAATTTAACAATGAAATATACGGTATATGGTCTGATAAAAAAGTGTATCAATTTAATCAAGGATATGCTTCTGCTTCAGACGCTTTTGGAGACGCCTTAGACACTTTACCTGACACTGCTACAGACGCAATAGAAGTAAGAATGGGCGGAACTTTATACATGGTTATAGCTACAGGTGGAGGATATACCTATACATCTAATGCTAGTAGTTTTACTGATGACACCAAAGACGCTAAGTTTCTTACTTTTTGGGATGACAAGTTATGGGGAATAGATAACTCAGGACAACTTTGGCATGCGGCTACTATAGGTTCAGAAACAGATGACGCCAAACTTCCTTTGCCTGACGGATATGTGACTGATTTATTTGTAGCTAGAAACGCTAGTGGTAATCCTGTTATATATGCTATGACTAAAGTAGGACTGTACGCACACGACTCTGCTAATTCTAAATTTGTAGAGACTCAACTGTCATTGCCGTTTCACGAAAACAACGGAGAAGGCTCTGTTAGGTGGAGAGATTCTGTATACATACCTGCAGGACTAGGCATATACAAGTACATAAATGGGTCAAATTCAGCCGTTGTAACCTTGGTTGGACTAGACAGAGACCACGGACTCCCAACAGACCAAAGAGGTACAATTAAACAACTTCTAGGCACACACAATGATTTACTTGCATTTGTAGACGGTACTATAGAACCAAACGAAACAGATATGTTTGACGGAACTAATATATCTACAAGTCCGTTACCTGCAGGTAATACAATAGAAGCTAGTACGGGTCTTAGTGCAATATTTGGTTGGAATGAAATGGGGTGGGAAACAAAATGGTTAGCAACAACAGCAGGAGAAAGTGTAACTTCTTCATTTGTTTCTAATGCTCAAGGTAACTATAGATTATATTGGGGTCATCAAGGTTATATGTATTATCAACAATTACAAACTGATGTTATAAACCCCACTCAAGTAACAACATTTAATTACGCTTCTTCAGCAGAACATTATACCCCGTGGTTTAGTGCTGACCAAGTTGAAGTAGACAAACTAGCATTAAAACTTAAAGTAGAAACAGAAGGTTGTAGCTCCTCAGAAACAATAGCAGTTAGTTATGCTACTGATTATGGAAGTTCTTATACTTCTTTAGGCACTATTACTTCTGACGGACTTACTACATACACATTTGGAAGCAATGCAGGAACTACTTTTAGGTCTATTCAATTTAAACTAGTTTTATCTAGGGGAGATACTAATACAAACACCCCTGATGTTATTAGCACAACATTTGAATTTAGAAAAAAATTAGAAACTAAGTTTGCTTGGGCAGTTGATTTAGATTTAACTAAAGCTTACAAAAGTAATACTCCTAAATCATTGAGATCTAATTTGTTATCTGCAATAGAAAGTAACACATTACTTGAATTTACATTTAGAGATGACGCGTCTACCAATAGAAATTACTATGTTGATATAACTTCAGCTCAAGGTATGGAGCATACTGCTTATGACGAAAGAGGTTCAACAAGATTATTATTAGCAGAACCGTAAATAAGGGTGTATAAACATGGTTACAACTAATCAACAAAATGCAATAATACAAATCCCTTCTAGTTGGGAAGGAAGTATTCCTGAGTACATGGTACTTCAAGCTTTAAATAGACTAGGACTAAGAGACGGTTACGAGTTTACCTATCAGTCTCCTTTACTTGGGGGCAGAATAGAAAAAGGTGGATATGTTGTAGATTTCTTGTTTAACGAGCCCCCTGATTTGGCAATCAATGTACAAGGAGAATATTGGCATTATGCTCAGGGAATAACTAAAATAACAAGTGACGATATGTCAAGAGCAGTTTTGGCAGGACAAGGAATAACATTGATTTTAATTGACGAAAATGATATATATAAAGATGTGGACTTTTATGTAAGGGAAGCTTTACGATATAGAGACCACTCCAAACAAGTCGGGAGATAAGTATGGCAATAAAATTACAAGGATATGTATTTAAAAATGACGGCACAGCATTGAGCGGTGCTACAGTACAGGTTTATGACACCTCAGATTCCTCTACGGAAGGAAGTCCTGTAACCACAGATTCAAATGGATTGTGGACTTATGATGACATAACTGCAGACGCCCTATATGATGTAAAAATTTCTAGTGGTGGCTCAGTCAGGTGGAGAATGGGAGAAGATAAGATTCAGATTAAAGAAGCTTATATCAGAAACGACACTTCAGCTACACAAGCTCCTTTATATTTAGCAAATGCAACTAACGCTACGAGTGTTAAAGTCTTAGATTTATCTAATAAAAATTCTACTAGAGCAGACAATGATGAGATTTATATTTCATTTAATTTGAATGATTACGGAGGAACTTCTGATGAATTTGCCCGTATAACAGCAGTAGCAACAGATGTTACAGCAGGAGAAGAAGACGGAGCTTTGGTTTTTTCTGTTGCCGATAATGACAATAGTGGAGATTTACAGGAAGCTTTCAGAATTACAAGCAGTACAGGTGGTACTGTTTCAGCAACTACTACTAGTGCAAGTCAGTTTAACAATACAATTACTGTAGGTGTTGATGACACAGGATATGATGTAAAGTTTTTTGGAGCTACAGCTAGTGCATATATGTTATGGGACGAATCTGAAGATGATTTAATATTAGCAGGAGCTGCTAGATTAGTAGTACCTGACGGACAACTTGTTCTTGGTAGCACAGCAGTTAGCTCAACTCCTGCAGAATTAAATTTAATGGACGGAGGTTCTTCTATAGGAACTACAACTGTGGCAGACGGTCACGGAATAGTAATGAATCATGGGGGAACTATGGCTCAAACTACAGTGCAAACTCTTGCTGCTTATCTTGATGATGAGATAACAGGTATGCCAAACTTGGCTACAGTAGGAACAATTGGTACAGGCGTGTGGCAAGGAACTGCAATAGCTTCAGCTTATATAGCAGGAGATGCTATTACAGGAGCTAAGATTGCAGATGATGCAATAGGTAGTGAACATATAGCAGATGATGCAGTAGTTTCTGCAGCAATTGCAGATGATGCAATAACATCTGCTTTAATAGCAGATGATGCTATTACCACAGCTTTAATAGCAGACGATGCTATTACTACAGCATTGATAGCTGATGATGCTATTACTTCTGCATTAATTGCAGACGGAGCAATTACTACTGCTTTAATAGGAGCAGATGCAGTTACTTCAGCTAAGATTCCTGATGACGCTATAAGCGAAGAACATTTAGCTGATGATGTTATATCAGCACAAACAGAAATAACTTCAGGACTTGCAGCAGCAGACGAATTACTCTACTCTGACGGAGGTACTCTTAAGAAAGTAGGGTTAGATAATTTTGTAGAACTTTCTCCACAACTAGCTACAGAAGATACCATAGCAGTAGCAAGTGACTATGTTCTTTTCCTTGACGGAGGAGGAACAGGTAATATGAATAAAGAATCTGTTGCAGATTTTGTATCAGCAATAGCAGGTTCAGGGTTGTCGGCTTCAAGTGGACAACTGACAGCAAGTGGTGGAGT